AAGCAGAACTGGCTGCTTGACACCCTAGCCTTTGGAGCGTGTTGCGCTACAGGCTACGCCGTACTGGTGATGCTATGACAGACCGTGAACTAATGCAGGAAGCACTAGAAGCTATGCTATCTGCTATTAACGCTGGTGATTGGAAGGTAGACGGAGCCTGTGACCCCCACGCCACCATTATTCGTTTGACAAATCGACTAGCGCATCCTGAACCGGATGCTGTGTTAGTCGAGCGTGAGGCGTGTGCGAAGGTAGTTGAGGCTGATGCCGATGCTCGTGGTAAAGGCGGCGGCGGATTGGTGCTTTTGAAGGCTGCGGAACGAATCAGAGCAAGTGGTGAAAAATGAATGTTTTCTTTGTGACTTATCAAGAAAAAGATTTTGCTGGTCATGTTGGCGGTTCTGTATGGGACGGTGTCTACGATTCAAGAGAAAAAGCACAGGCTCGTGTAGATGAGTTGAGTAAAGATAAAACTGTTGAGTACGCTGACTACGAACAATTTGAGGTGAAATAAATGAGCATTTCAGCAATGAAGCAAGCATTGGAGGCTTTGGAAAAACTCTGGGACATCATTGATGACATTGATACCTATGGCGACATGGCGAAAAGTGACGACAAGTTGTATCGGTCATTGGTTGAACGCAGACAGCGACAACGCTTTGAGCAAACTGGAATTTCTACAGATGGGTACGAATTGAATGGTGGGGCCATCACCGCACTACGCCAAGCCATTGCAGAGGCAGAGAAGCAAGAGCCTGTGGCGCAATGCTCGTACCCAAAATGCCAAGCAACAAACGGATGCGTTGGGGCTTGCTCTAAAACTGCACCTGTACACGCCATCGACATATCGCAAGAACGTGTCGATGAAACTGCAAAACATGAACATGAGTGGGTTGGGCTAACGGATGAGGAATTTGAGGAATATGCCCATTGGATTTATCCAGAAAAATTAATTGAGTTAGAAAATTTATTGAAGGAGAAGAACACATGACGGGGGAACATTTAGAGTACCTGTGTAGCAAAAGACGGGTCTTAGACCTGTCGCCACAGAGACCGTGGCAGGAGTTAGACATCCTAGAACTAAAATCGATTGCAGAGTCTTGTAATCTTTGGGGTTCGGATGTTTACAGCGACGTAGAGGAACTAGCGGCTGAGATTAACAAACGACTGAAAAGGAAGAATTATGAGAAAACTGCTTGCTAGTCTACTGTTTGTCCCGTGTATGGCGAGTGCCGAGTTTATGAGCGGCAACAACCTGTACAGCAAAATGAACGGGGACTTTGGCGACAAGATGCTTGCCTTGGGTTTTGTTCAGGGGGTCTTTGATGTGTATGTAAACGTCACAATCTGCCCCCCGAATAACATAACCGTCGGTCAGGTATCGGATATGGTTAGAGGTTATTTTGATAACAACCCATCCATTCGCCACAAAACCGCAGAGTCTTTGATAAACCAAGCCCTGAAACAGGCATGGCCCTGCGCTAACCAAAACAATAGGGGTGGGGTATGACAACCAACAAAACATTGGAGAGGAAAAACCATGTATGAGAGTGAACACGCGGTTAAGATTATTAGTCTGGGCAATCGCCTCCAGCATGAGATGGCTAACTCGTATGCTCCCGACAGAGACACCATCACGACGCTATGTCAGGAAATTGAGAACTCAGCACACGAAATCTACAAGTGGGCGCGAGGGATAGATGAGTAGGTTTACCTACATTCCCGCAGACAAAACAGACTTGAGAGAGTCCATGAAAAGATATAGAAAGATGGTAGAAGATGAAAATCGAAGATTACATTCTGGCGAGCGTGAAGCCAGTTCACCCAACCCACCTGGCAGAGAGGTTCTCGGTCAGCAAAAGCAAGGCTTACAACGCTTGCGTGTCGTTACTACTGGAGGGCAAAGTTGAAGAAGTCAGAGTCGGTGCGCGAACCTTTTATAGGGTTCGTAGAGATGAACCTAAAGATGGACAACGTGCTGAAGACTAAGTTTTGCTTCTCATGCCAACGGGACAGAAACAAGGAAAACGGAAGTTACATAATTAGAAAGGGAAACAAGCAATGGAAATGTATGGACTGTCAACAGAAGCGCTGGTTCTCTACGCAGCCATCGCCTTCGCAATCGCCGGTTACAGGACGAGATAATGAAAAACACGACTAGAATCTACGAGGTAATCTTCAACTCGAAGGAACCCGTAACCTTGAACGCAATAAAGACGGCGCTGGACATGAAGCCGGGTATCTGTTCCGGTTCCCTTGCAAGCCTTCTCAAGTCTGGGCAGATAGAACGGGTGCAACTAACCGCAGAAAAAGGGCGAAAAAATATCTGGGGATATGTTGCAAAAACTCAACAAAAAGGAGTAGAATCATCGGTGGAGTAGTGCGCCTCCTCCTCAGCCTACTCCTTCAAGCCCTCAAACCCCCTCAGTCAAAAGCTGGGGGGGTTTTCTTATAAGGTGATAACCATGTACGGAAAAAAGCCAATGAAGCCCGCCAAGCCCGCTAAAAAAGCACCTGGCAAGTACGCTCCCAAGAAATGAAGGGGCCGACAATTATGATTGGGCTGCTTGGGAAACCAAGGGAGTCCAAGGAGATGGAAGGCGGTCTGCTAGACGAGGGCGGCGAGTGTCCGCTTGCGACGCAGGACGAGACCATCAACAAGGGCAACAAGCAAAAAGCCATCCTGACCGCCAAATACGGCCCTAGCGAGGGCGAAGAAAAGTGCGGTAACTGCGAGTACGGCATGAAGTTAAAGGGCTGTGGACTCGGCAAGGACGAGGTTTTTTGCGACGTTTATCAATTTAAGTGCTCCAAGGAAAACGTCTGCGACGCTTGGGAAAGCATGGAAGAAGACGAAGAAGAATCGGATTAACGACTTCTTTAACTGCCCAACAGGAGATTAAAATGCCATTTCGCTCTAAGCAGCAAGCCAAACTAATGTTTGCCGCAGCCGCGTCCCCAAAGGTCGCCAAGGCTACGGGTGTCCCCCAGAAGGTAGCCAAGAAGATGGTCAAGGAAGGTCAGTCTAGCCTCAAGAAACTACCGAAAAGGGTAAAGAAATGAAGGAAGTCTACGAGAAGGCTAGACCCAAGAAGTTAGGCAAGCCCAAGGCTCTCAGCCCCAACCAGAAGGCTGCCGCCAAGCGGTTCGCCAAGTCTACGGGTACTAAATACCCCTCCCTGCTCGCCAATATGCGCGGGGCGCAAGCCAAGAAATGAAGATAAAGGACGCTGCCAAGCGGTTCGAAGCCTATGACAGAGCAACTACGAAGAAAATGGCCGAACATAATCGGTCTGGTGGAGATGTTCGCGCACCTGTTAGGTCGCTCAAAGGAGCCTCAACGGGCGACAAGTACGACCGCGCCAAGTTCATCTACCGCAAAGCAGCCCAAGCTCTCAGCGCAGGTCACCCTCTTAAAGACGAAAAAGGCAGAGCCACGCCAGCCGCGCTCCAGTTCAAACGCTGGGCAGCCAAAGTCCCGCAAAACCAAGCCGACCTCCAAGACCTCAAGGCGCTCGGCACAAGGCTAAAAGAGAGATATAAGCCCAAGTAATGCACGCAAGCGCACTAGAGGAAGCAAACAGGTTCTTTGACCGCTTCCCGTTAGAGACTGCCTCTGTGGTTGAGATAGGGTCGCAGATTGTCAACGGTTCGCTCCGAGACGTATGCCCCAAGCATTATTCCTATACGGGCATAGACTATTCCCCTGCTAACGGCGTGGATATAGTCCTAGAAGACGAGTACAAGTTCCCCCTGCCAGACGGCTGTACGGACATTGTCGTGACAAGTAGTTGCTTTGAACACGCAGAGATGTTCTGGCTAACCTTTTTAGAGGGCGTGAGAATCCTAAAGCCTGGTGGGTTGTTCTACTTAAACGCCCCGTCTAGAGGCGAGTACCACGCCTTCCCACAGGACTGTTGGAGATTCTACCCAGACGCAGCCAAAGCCTTGCTCAAGTGGGCAAAGCGCAACGGTTATAATTGCGTCGTCGAGTACACAAAGTTACTAGACAACCATTGGGGAGATTTCATAGTTGTCTACCGTAAAACTTAACCTTGGGTCTGGCAAAGATTGGCGCAAGGACTGCATAAACGCTGACATCCAGCCGCAGAAGAAACCCGATTGGGTGCTAGACATTACACAAGTACCGTGGGGAGAGGTGATAGACACCCGCTTGGGTAAGTTCCCCGTAGAAAAGGGAATGTTCCACGAGATTATCGCCAACGATGTCTTGGAACACATCCCAGACCTAGTATCCGCAATGACTAACTGCCGAGACCTGTTAAAGCGGGGAGGCGAGATGCACATCCATGTGCCATACGACCTAAGTCTAGGGGCGTGGCAAGACCCGACTCATGTGCGGGCGTTTAACGAAAACTCATTCTTATATTACACAGATTGGCATTGGTATCTAAACTGGGAGGAGAAGTTCACCTGCACGCAGATGGGGTTTGAACTCTCAGACCTAGGACACGAGTTACTAGAAAACAAGATTGCAAAAGAAACTGTCTTGCGTACCCCTCGTGCCGTAGATGCCCTGCAAGTCATTCTCAAGAAGGATTGATATGGATAAGTTACAAGCCCTATGGTCAGACATTAAATTACTCGTCAGCCGTATTCGTGCAAAACTAGGTTTATAATTGTTGTAGAATAGCAACACTTATCCCGAACAACCACTAAGGATTCGGACATGGAAATCAGTAAAGTAGGTGAAATTACAGAACGCAAGCTCCCGCCTAACGCTGGCAAGGGAAGGCCACCAGGAACGCCTAACAAGTCCACAGCGGCGGTCAGAGAGGCCATTGCTAGGATGGCAGAGGACAACGCAGAGAAGTTCGCAGAGTGGCTCACAAAGGTCGCAGCGGAGAGTCCTGAAAAGGCGTGCGACATCTACCTAAAGGCGATTGAGTACCACATCCCCAAACTAGCGAGAACAGAAGTAACTGGCGCAGAGAACGGCCCGCTGACCATTAAGGTGGTCACGGGAATATGACCGAAGCGGTAATTGAGACCGGATACAAGCCAAGGGCAGAGCAAAGACAGATTCACGATGCCGTGGAGAGTCACCGCTTTGTTGTGGTTGTGGCTCACCGCCGGATGGGAAAGACTGTGGCTGCGCTTAACCAGCTCATCCACGCCTCCTTGCAATGCGACAAGCCAGACCCAAGATTTGCCTACATTGCTCCGACTTACGGACAGGCCAAGCGGGTTGCGTGGGACTACCTATGCAACTTCACGAGACCGCTCAAAGCCGAGGCAAACATCTCGGAGTTGCGTGTAGACTTCTACGGCAGGAGAATACAGCTCTATGGCTCAGACAACCCCGATTCTTTGCGAGGCCAATACTTCGATGGCGTTATTTTGGACGAGATTGGCGACCAGAACCCAAAGATATGGAACGAGATTATTCGTCCTGCTCTCGCAGACCGTATGGGTTGGGCGCTATTTCTAGGAACGCCAAAGGGTGCAAACCATTTCAAAGATTTTAGAGACCGAGCGGAGAAAGAGCCAGAGTGGAAGTTACTGGAGTTCAGGGCTTCGCAGACGAACATACTTGCAAAAGAGGAACTGCTCGCTGCTAAGAAAGAAATGGGTGATGATAAGTATGCCCAGGAGTTCGAGTGTTCCTTTGACAGTCCGGTTGAGGGCGCGTATTACGCTGCTACGCTTAACAGCTTGCCAGCGGAGAGATTCAAGGAATTTGCGCGGGATGATTTATGCAAGACTTATACCGCATGGGACTTGGGCGTTGGTGATTCGACGGCTATCTGGGTCTGCCAAATTGCGGGGCAAGAGCGTAGGCTACTTGATTTCGTGGAGAACCACGGAGTCGGCTTAGATTGGTATGTGAACTGGATACGCAACAATGAATACACAAATGCCGAGCATATTCTTCCCCATGATGTCGAGGTACGCGAGTTGGGGACAGGAAAGAGCCGAAAAGAAGCCCTGCAAAACCTCGGACTCAACATTACCGTCTGCCCCCGAATGTCAGTCGATGATGGGATACAAGCCGTTAGAAGGTTTCTACCTAATTGCTACTTCCATCCACGGGTTAAACAAGGCACAGATGCACTACGCAATTACAGACGCGAGTACGATGAGAAGCGCAATATTTTCTACGACAAGCCCTTGCATGATTTTTCATCCCATGCCTCAGATGCCTTCCGGTATCTCGCTGTGGGCTTAAACACATCGTCTACTTGGGCCAAACCGCTTAACGTGAACACGAAATGGATAGTGTGAAAATGCAAGAATTTGACCTACAAGCCATCATTGAGAACGAGATAGACAACGCTCTCGGCTACATCAATACCGAGACCGTAGAGGAACGCCGCGACTCGCTCATGGCGTACAACCGCGAACCCTACGGCAACGAGGTAGAGGGACGCTCCACCATCGTTACAGGCGAGGTAGCAGAGGCCGTAGATGGTGCGTTGCCACAACTCCTGCGTGTATTTACACAGTCCGACGACGTTGTACGGTTTGAGCCAAAGGCTCCCGGCGACGAGGAGAAGGCAAAGCAAGCCACCGAGTACTGCAACTGGGTGCTGATGAACGACAACCCAGGCTTCGAGGTATTCCAAACTTGGTTCAAGGACGCGCTCTTGCAAAAGAACGGCGTAATCAAGGTCTGGTGGAACGACGAGACCTCGGTTGACAAAGAGAAGTATCAGAACCTCTCCGAGGAAGAACTGACCATGTTGCTCTCTGACGGGCAGATGGAAGTCGTCAAGCAAAAGCAGACACAGATTGGGGAAGTGCCTATGCCTGTTGACCCGATGGCGGTTCAGCAAGCGATGGCTCAAGGTCTACCCCCACCTGCTCCCATGATGCAGCCCGTGTTTGCCTACGATGTCACGGTCAAGAAGATAGATAAGAAGGGTTCGGTCAAGGTCGAGAACGTACCGCCCGAGGAGTTCCTAATCTCCAAGAAAGCCCGCCGGATTGCGGATGCACCGTTTGTGGCTCACCGTAGGCTCACGACCCGTTCTGAGTTAATCAGCATGGGGTTCGATGCAGACGAGATTGACGCTCTGCCCGCCTACGACGACCTGACGTTCACCCCTGAGAGGGTTGCAAGATTCCCTAACGGCGAGCAACCAGACGACCCCAGCCTCGATACCAGCATGGACGAGATTGAGACGTTTGAGTGCTACATCAGGACAGACTACGACGAGGACGGCATTGCCGAACTCCGCAGGGTGTTCTACGCTGGCGGCACAATCCTAGAGAACGAAGAAGCAGACTTCATCCCGTTTTGCTCCGTCTGCCCAATCCCCATGCCCCACAAGTTCTTCGGGCATAGCCTTGCAGACAGGGTTGTGGACATCCAGAAGATTAAGACCACGATTACCCGTCAGATGTTGGACAACCTGTATCTTTCTAACAACGCTCGGATGGCGGTGGTAGATGGTCAGGTCAACCTAGACGATATGCTCACAGTCACACCTGGTGGCATAGTTCGGGTCAAAAACAACCAAGCTATCACGCCCCTTGCCGTCCCATTGGTCGCGGGTCAAGCCTTCCCAATGCTTGCCTACATGGACGAGGTACAGCAAAAGCGCACAGGCGTTACAAACGCTTCTCAGGGCTTAGACCCCAATATCCTGCAAAACGCTACCGCTACCGCCGTGGCTATGGTTCAGAACGCAGGTGCAGCAAAGGTGGAGTTGATTGCTCGGATATTTGCCGAGACAGGGGTAAAAGACCTGTTCAAGTCCATCCTGCACCTAGTCTGCAAGTATCAGGACAAGGAAAGAATCGTGCGGATGCGTGGCAAGTTCGTGTCCATCGACCCCCGCGAGTGGAGCAACGAGTACGACCTGACGGTAAACGTGGGTCTGGGAACCGGCAACCGCGAGCAACAGATGGCGATGGTAGCCGCAATCCTGCAAAAGCAAGAGCAGATTCTTGCCCAGATGGGTATGGCTAACCCGCTTGTTTCCCCAAGCCAGTACCGCAATACCCTTGGTCGCTTCATCGAGTCCGCAGGGTTTAAGGATACCAACGAGTTCTTCCGCGAGATTACGCCTGAGATGGAGCAACAGATGCTCCAGCCACAGCAACCTCAGCCTGACCCCGCTATGGCGGCTCTGATGCAACAAGCCCAAGCCCAGATTGAGATTGACCGCGCCAAGGCTCTAAACGACATCGAGATTGCCAAGGGTAAAGCCGCCGCCCAGATTCAGTTGGAGCGCGAGAAGGCCGCCGCACAGTTACAACTCAAGACGGCAGAGTTCCAAGCCGAGGCACAACTTAAAGCCGCCAAGGTCGGCGCACAGATTACAGGCAACGTGGAGATACCTGGTTGAACGAAACAGAACGGGCAATAGCCCTCTTGCAAGACGAGTTCTTTATGGGTGTTGTAGAAAAGCAACGCCTGATGTATATTTCCAACATATTAGATAGTTCTGACGAGGACGTAGATGTTCGTGAACGCGAGCGTCTAAAACTCAAGGGGCTAGAAGAATTTATTGCGTCACTCCGGTCTATCTCTGCCAACAAGGAAATAGATAAGAAACGCAAGTTTATGGTTTTTTAACCACAGTAGGAGTTCCAAATGGAAGACACCAACCCGCAAGGGAGTGCAAAAACAGTAGACGATGCAGCAGCTCAAATCTTTGGGATGCTTGAACCAGAGCAGCCGGAAGGCCAAGCCGAGGCACAAGCCGAAGAAGTGACCGAGGAGTACGAGGCGCAAGCCGAGGAATCTGAGGATGAGCAAGGCGAGGAAGTCCAAGAAGAAGTCCAAGAACCACAAAGGTTTCGGGTCAAGGTTGACAACGAAGAACTGGAAGTGGACTTAGACGAACTGATTAAGGGCTATTCACGCACATCTGACTACACTAAAAAGACGCAGAATCTAGCCGAGCAGCGCAAGGCAGTCGAATCCGAGCGCACGAAGATAGATGAAGCCGCCAAACTTCGGGACACTTACGCCCAGCGGTTGCAAGTCATCGAGCAAATGTTGACACAACCAACGGAAGACCTGACCGCCCTAAAAGATAACGACCCCGTGGGGTACGCAATCAAGGTGGCAGAGAATATGGAACGAGAAAAGCAACTCGCCGCTGTCCGCGCCGAACGCGAATCCGTCCAAGCCAAGCAGGTCGCAGAGAACCAAGAGCGACTGAAAGCCCACATCGCACAGGAAGCCGAGCGTCTACGTTCTGCCATCCCTGAATTTAGCGACGAGGTAAAAGGCGAGGTTATCCGCAAGGAGATACGGGATTACGCAAAATCGGTAGGCTGGTCAGACCAAGAGTTGTCGCAGGTGTACGACCACCGCGCCGTCCTAACTCTGTACCGGGCGATGCAATTCGAGAAATTGCAGAAGTCAAAACCTGCTGTTCAGAAACGGGTAGCAGAAGCCCCCAAGTCTTTGACTCCAGGGGTAGGCTCTCCGCGTCTTGATAAAGACGGAGAGATGGCGAAGAAACTAACCAAGCAGTTAAAGGCGACCGGAAGGCCGCGTGACGCTGCCAAACTCTTTGAACGATTCTTATAAAGGAATAAATCATGTCAGTACCCTCAAATACCTACCTGCGCTACACCTCGATTGGTGTACGCGAGGACTTAGCAAACGTCATTTATGACATCAGCCCCACCGACACGCCTATCATGTCGTCCATCGGCAAGGCTAAAGCAACCCAGACCAACCATGAGTGGCAGACTGATGCTCTCGCCGCCGCAACCACGGCTAACGCCCTGATTGAAGGTGACGACGCAGCAGCCGCTTCGCTCTCGCCCACGACCCGTGTTGGCAACTTCACGCAAATCGTTGGTAAGACTGTCCAGATTTCTGGCACGCTCGAGGCAGTAGACAAGGCCGGTCGTAAGTCTGAGAAGGCTTATCAGTTGGCTAAAGCCGCTTCCGAAATCAAGCGCGACATCGAGACCATCATCACAGCCAACCAAGCGAAGAGCAACGGTACGGCTACTTCTGGCGCTCGCGTCATGGGTTCGCTCCTTTCTTACATCACTTCCAACGTCAGCAAGGGTTCGGCTGGTACAAACCCAACTGGCGACGGCTCTGATGTTCGTTCGGACACCACGACCCGTACGTTCCTTGAGTCCATGCTCAAAGACGTAGCACAGCAAATCTTCGAAGACGGCGGCACACCCAAGATGTTGGTTGTTCCTCCCGGACTCAAGGCAACTGTGTCTGGCTTTACTGGTGTTGCAGAGCAGCGTTACGTTACCGGCGCAGAGCCAACGACTATCGTTGCCGCAGCAGGTGCATACCTCTCGGACTTCGGCCTCATCAGCATCGTTCCTGACCGCTTTATGCGCTCACGCGATGCCCTGATGCTCGACTCTGAGTATGCAGCTCTGGCTTACCTCCGTCCTTTCCAAACGAACGACCTGGCAAAGACCGGCGACTCTGAGAAGACCCAGATTCTTGCCGAACTGACCCTCGAAGTTCGTAACGAGAAAGCACACGGCGGTATCTTTGACATCAAAGCAGCGTAACTTGTGATAGAATCGGCGGTGGGGTATTCCCACCGTCGGTTTTATGGGATTAGAGATGCGAAAACTGGCTGAAGAACAGACGATAGAGGGAAAGCGTACTTGGTTTGCGGACGGAGATGGCGGGCTTGTCATCAGGGACGAACAAAACGTCGCACCAATCCTAGAGGCCAACAAGGCTTCTTATAACCAGATAGACGAACGCGCACGTTGGGGTGATGGTGCGCGGGTAGCGGAGATTCCCAATTCGGTCATTGCAGACCTGAATGTGAAGGGGATTATGAGGGGGTTCGCGGTGGTAGACCAGAAACGAATGAAAGCCTTTCTGAACGACCCGGAGAACCGTTTTTTACGGACAAGACCGGGGAGGATTTAGTGGGCAAGGTTCACGACAAGATTAAAGCAAAGCAACAAAAAGCACCGTGGGAAGATAAGAAAGTCGCCATTTGTATCCCTTCTCGTGGAGAGATGGAGATAGGAACGGCGTTTGACTTGGCGGTAATGTGTGCCTACGACGCACGCAACCGTAGCGGACACCAAGCGGTGTACACGGTAGCGGGAACCCTGATATTTGACCAGAGGGAGAAGCTGGCAGCCGAAGCCCTGAAAGAGGGCGCTGACTACATTCTGTGGATTGACGCAGATATGCGGTTTCCAAAGAACACGATAGAGGTACTGCTCGCGCACGACAAGCCCATCGTTGGGGTGAACGCTACAACGAGAACCTCGCCGGTAAGACCTACGGCAAAGAACCTAGAGATAGACTTTGAGAAGAAAGAGAATCATTGGATTCCAATCGTCTCTAAAGACAAGACCCACCTAGAGTGTGTGACCGCGATTGGTTGCGGGGTGATGATGGTCAAGCGGGAGGTGTTTGAGAACACGCCGAGACCTTGGTTCTGGTTCGAGAAGATACCTGGCGACAAGCTGCTAGGCGAGGATGTGTACTTCTGCATCAAGGCAAAGGACGCAGGATTCGATACTTATTTAGACCACCACCTGTCCAACGCAATAGGACACGTTGGGTCTTACACTTATTCATGGAACGACTACAATGGCCCTAGCGACTTTCAGCGACCTCCAGACATCGGTAGCCAACTACCTCGGACGGAGTGACCTTACCAGCCAGATTCCTGACTTTATCTCCCTAGCGGAGTTGCGCCTATCCCGCGACATTCGTACCCGCAGGATGCTCAAGACCTCTACGGCTACCATGACCGTAGGCGACCCGACGGTAGGACTGCCAAGCGACTTTTTGTCCATCCGTGATGTGTTTATTCAGGGTTTACCGAGAACGGTAGTGACCTACCTCTCACCAAGTGCTTTCTCTAGCAACTCCCGCGCAGACCAGATTGGACTGCCGGTGTTCTACACAATGCGGAGCAACGAGCTAGAGTTCGCGCCAAAGCCTGACAGCGCCTACGTCTTGCAGATGCTTTACTACTTCAAGCCCGTGGTTCTGTCGTCAGGCAATACTAGCAACGAGTTCTTGGCTAACTACCCAGACGCGCTGCTCTACGCTTCCCTCTTAGAGGCAGAGCCGTACCTTATGAACGACCCGCGTACACAAACGTGGTCAAGCCTCTACAACCAAGCAATAACCCGCATCAACACCTCCGACGAGGAGAGTGAGTTTTCTGGTGTTCCCTTAGTTATGACCGTTACAACGAGGTAATAAAATGGCAGAATTTAGCGATTATTTAGAGGACAAAGTCCTAGACCACGTTCTCCGCAACACATCTTACACTTCACCCACGACGGTGTACGTTGGGCTTTATACGTCCAATCCTACGGACACGAACTCTGGTACGGAAGTAACTGGTGGCTCCTATGCCCGCCAAGTCCTGTCCGTGACCACGGCTTCGGGTGGAATCGTTACCTCTAGCGCAGACGTTACATTCCCACAATGTACGGCTTCGTGGGGTTCTGTTGGGTTCATTGGCATTTTGGACGCTATTACTAGCGGCAATTTGCTTATGCACACAGCCTTGACGACTGCTAAGACAATCGACACGGGCGACATTCTCAAGATTACATCTGGCAACCTGACCGTTACGCTGGACTAAATGGCATTACTGACCCTTGAAGAACTAGACCGCTTCGGGAGTCTTGATTCATTACCGTTCTCGCTAGACTCGAACTGGATGGATTGCGGGATTCAAGGCCCGTACACGCTAGAAGAACTAGACTACTTTAGCACCAGCATTGACGCACTAGCGTTTAGTTTGGATAGCCCAATCTGGACTTCTGCCGACACAGAAATCTGCCTCATCTACGCCCCCCAGAACATCACGGGCGTGGGTACTGTAAACGCTATACCTCAGTTCTTTGAGACCGCACAAGCCCTAATTACGGCTAACGGACAGGTCTCGGCAGATGGTACGAGATTGCGTACGATTCAGGGTGCGGTTAATGGTTCGGGAACGGTCTCTGCTGACGGTACAAGAACCCGATTGGTAGGGGCAATTATTACCTCTGCTGGCGATGTTGTTGCTTCTGTGCAGCGCACAAGGTTTGCGGATGGTAGCGTCTCTGCCAACGGGCAGCTAAGCACAACCGCCAACACAATTGCAAGCGTGGTGGGTAGTATTTCTGCGGTAGGCTCGGTAAGCGCGCTTGCGGCGCGTTTACGGGACGTTGTGGGGGCTATAAACGCCTCTGGCAACCTAGTATCAGACGCGGTAAGACTTCGCCTTGTAGACGGTTCTATAACGGCAGAAGGGTTCCTAACCGCAAACGCAGGATTCGAGTTTGATGTCCACGGCGATGTTGTGGCGACAGGCACTCTGAACGCCCTAGCAGGGATTATTTACTCGGTTTCAGGGCAGGTGGCAAGCAACGGACATCTTACCTGCACGCTTTACAAGTTTGGCGAGGAGTGGGTTTTAGTCCCTGACCAGCCAAATACATGGACTGCGGCTAATTTCCAAAGCGACACATGGACACAGGCATCGACCAGTTCGGACACATGGACACCTATTTCTGCCCAAAACGACGTTTGGACACAACAATCTTCGGGAAGTAACACATGGCAATAACAAGAGTTACCTTTGGAGAGTGGCTACCTGACCAACCAGGGGTTATCGGTGCGCTGACCACGGCTAAGAACTGTTTCCCAAAAGCGGTGGGCTATGGCCCGTTCCCAGAGGAAGTAGATTACTCTTCTGCCGCCCCTCAAAACCTGACGGCTGCCGCTGCCGCCAAGGACACCAACAGTATTACAAGTATCTACGCCGCTGGTACGACTCGGTTGTTCAAGTTAGACACCAATGACTTCACTTGGGACGACATTTCTGCCACAACTTATAGCGGGACAAGCGGGTGGAAGTTTACGCAGTTCGGGAACTCCCTGATTGCGGCTAACGAGTCCAATACCATGCAGTACATCGACGTTATGTCGGGGACTACATTTGCAAACCTAGCGGTAGACGCTCCCAAGGCCAAGTTCGTGACCGTGGTGCGGGACTTTGTGGTGTCTGGCTATCAGTCGGACAACAAAAGCCGTATCCAATGGTCGGGGATTAACAACGAGAAAACGTGGACTACCTCTGCCACAACACAGGCCGACTTTCAGGACGTTCCTGACGGCGGTTTTGTGCAGGGTGTCACGGGTGGCGAGTTCGGGCTAGTCCTGCTAGAGCGCAGTATCGTGCGGATGTCCTATGTTGGAACCCCGCTGATATTTCAGTTCGACAACATCGCTAGGAACCGTGGTTGCTTTGAGCCAAACTCGGTCATTCAATGGCAGGGAATCACCTACTTCTTGGGCGACGACGGGTTTTACGCTTGCGACGGGCAGAACCTAAAGAACATAGGCGCGGAGAAGGTCAATCGGTACTTCTTTAACACGCTAAAAGAGTCAGATTTAGGCAATATGAGCGCCGCCATTGACCCCATCAACAACCTGGTGGTTTGGGGATACCCGACAATTGACACAAATTACAGGGTTTTGGTCTACCACGTTCCTACGGGCAAATGGTCGTACTCAGACTCAACGGCAACTCGTGTGGCTCCAGTATCTACGCCATCCATAACCCTAGAGGGGTTGGACGCTTTTAGCGCAAGCCTTGATGCTTTGGATATACCGCTAGACAGCAGGACATGGCTAGGCGGGAAACTGCTACTTCTTGGGATTAACGGCTCAAAACTCATTACGTTTACTGGCGTTCCAAAGACAGCCACAATTGAAACGGCAGATATTTCCGCAGACGCAAATCAGTCGATGGTTACCATGCTAAAACCAATCGTAGACAACGGGACGGGTAGTGCTTCTGTGGCTTCTAGGTTACAACTTAACCAGACCGTGTCATTCCCTACGGTTTCCGCAGCCAACAGCGAGAACCGCATAGGCACTAGGTCTTACGGCAGATACCACAGGGTAAAACTCCAGCCGTCGGGCGATTGGACGACAGCTATCGGCATGGATGTAGAGATTCAACAAGCAGGGACTAGATAATGTTTCGCGTTCTACCGTACCAAGGTGGAGACCCACGGCAGATTTCCGAGGTGGTCAACAACCTGATGAACGGCAAGTCCAATAATACTGGGACGATTACGCTTGCCACGGGCAATGCGACCACGACTACTCTGGTAGACGAGCGTATTTCTGTATACACAAAAATTGTCCTGATTCCATTCTCGGACGCGGCAGAAGCGGACTCTGCCCCATACGGTGCGTTTCAGGACACGACAGACCAGAACGTAACGACGACCTCGAACGAGTACATCATCAGTTGCAACACGACTGATTACAGCAACGGGGTAGTTTTAGATAACACCAACAAGTTCCGTGTGCGTAATTACGGGATTTATAACATTCAATTTAGCATCCAGTTTGCCAACGCGGACAACCAGATTCAAGACGTAGACATATGGTTCAAAAAAGGTAGCGGAAGCGGGGCTGCTTCCAACATCGCGGGAAGTAACAGCAAGTTCTCAGTTCCAGAGAGCCACGGCGGCACAGACGGACACCTGATTGCGGCGCTTAACTTTTTCCTAGAATTACAGGCAGACGACTACGTTCAGCTTGCTTGGTCGTCAACCGACACGGACTGCGGAATCGAGCATCTGGCGGCGCAGACAAGCCCAACAAGACCGTCAACCCCGTCTGTAATCGTTACCGTGAACTACATTGCTCCGGCGGCGTACTCAAACATTTACGTCTCTGCCCAACAGCAGGGACAGGCAACCATAAGCCACTATGCCAACTCTACGGCAGACAAGACTTATGCTTACATTTTGGTTGGATAATCTTTATAATAGGTGATATATGTCCTCATTCTCTAACGTCTCTGCTGTCGCCCAGCCACAAACGGGTGGAACAACATTACCGACCGGAATGTTCGGCAACTTTTTTGGGTCGGCATTTGCTCCAGTAGCACCGGTAGCGACACAGCAAGTTGGACAGGCGGTTACACCAACCACCGCGACACCCACGGCGATTGCGCCAACTACCATTCCAGGCGGTTCTCCTAGTGAATTATCCCCCGCCCGTGGCGCAGCTAGTGGCGAGTCAAGGATTGACCCACGCCTAGCACCGTACCTCCAGATGGGTTTACAGAGGGCAGAGAGACTTTTCTTCGGAGAGCCACAACCTAGCCTATACCCTGGACAGATGTACGTCTCCCCAAGCCAGCAGACCGAACAGGCGTTGGCGATGCAAGAGCAGTTGGCTGGTGCGGCATCTCCGTTTATAAGCGCAGGGCAACAGGGCTACCTGTCGTCTTTGGGACAGATTGGGCAGACCGCCGCAGGTGGGTTCTTACAAGGCAACCCATACCAACAGGCTATGGTTCAAGCCGCTGCAAGACCTCTTACACAACAATATGGTGAGCAGATTGTTCCGGGTATCGCAAGCCTCTACTCACGCGCTGGACGCTACGGGTCAGGAGCGATGGAACGTGCCCTTGGCGGGGCTACGGAAGCCTACGGAAGGGCTTTAGGCGACGTTTCTGCCAACATCATTGGTCAAGATTACGCCCGTGAGCGCGGATTGCAACAACAGGCGCAGCTTGGACAGGCAGCATTGGCTCAAGCCGCCCCAAGTTTCTATCAGTCTTCCTTCCTACCGGCTCAGACGTTGGCTCAAGTTGGTGCAGCGCGGGAAGCAATTGCCGCCAAACCCTTGCAAGAGGCAATACAGAGATACCAGTATTCGCAACAACTTCCGTACCAGCAGTTACAAGGGTTCTTGTCCTCTGTCTACGGAACCCCGATGGGAAGTTCGCAGTTTGCGCCACCACCATCAGAGCCAAAGACGAACTACCTTACGCAAGGTTTAGGCGGGGCAATGCTTGGTTCTCAGGTGGGAAGTATGTTTGGCGGTATTGGCGGTCTTTCTGGGTCGCAGACAGGCGCAATTCTTGGTGGTCTAGGGGGTCTATTGCTTTGACCTACTGGTGTGACAATTCGGCGGTGTGGACGCACTACGGAAATGCGTCTAGCGTCATCTTCCCAGCGTGGGAGAAAGCCTTTGCCGCAGTCATTAACCACCACCTGCCAAGCGTAAAGGACGAAGATTTACGCAGACGGATGATTAAGTTTGTCCAAGAGGAAATGTCCCACGCAAGTGCCCATGAGTCGTTTAACGACAGGCACAACCTCAAAGATGCAGAGAAGCAAGAGTTTGCGAATACCAAGATAATCCACCGCAGACCGGGGATGACTTTCTGGCTAGGGACTATGGTATCCATAGAACACCTAGCCTCCTGCATGGCAAGGTCTTACATTGACCGTTGGGGAACCAGAGAAGGTCGAGACTTCAAACTGTTCTGCTGGCACGCGAAGGAAGAACTTGGGCACAAAACCCTAGCCCTAGACCTGTGGGACTACCTAGGACTGTCGCGCAAGGAATTACGCAAGATTGCCCGCGTCAACCAGAAGTATGTGATTGGATTCTTGCTAAGTTACACAATTAAGAAACTCAAGGAAGAAAAGTTATTGTGGAAGGTATCCACATGGAAAGACCTAGCGGTGTGCTTTGGTTATGTTGGATTTAAGATTGGATTGCCGATGCTTAGAATCTACCTACCAAAGTTCCACCCCAACAACGTAGACGATAGTAAATATGTAGCAGCGTGAACATTGGCGAGTTAGTTGCAAAGGACATAAAGCGGAACAACAAGAGCATCACGATAGAGGATGCGAAGAAGTCTTTAGCACTACACAGCAAGAATGGTGCAAGGTTTTACAGGTTCGGAAACACGATTTTTATAGTATTCAGGGTCACGGATTCTGCGGTGTTTTATCACACGATTAACGCAGATAGCATCAAAGAGTTCTTGCAAAATCTACGAGACTTCTTTAATGCGATTAAAGACAAAGAGTACGCAATTACTTACTTTACTGACGAGAGGTTAAAGTCGGTCTATTCAAGATACGGTGATGAAGTTGTGATGTCAGACGATAAAAGTCTAGGGACTCACAAAGGGATAACCAAACTACAAAGGTGGGAAAATGGGTTGGGTTGAAAAAAATACAGGGATTGACTTAACGATTGACGAGTTAAGTAAGCCAGTAAACAAAGCCGTAGAGGACATCCGTGAAGTCGGTAGAGATATTGACGATTGGGTAAACGAAGAAGTGCCAGGTGGTTGGTATACGATTGCCGCGCTTGGTGGCGCAACTTACTATGGTATGCCTAGTTTTGGAGCAGAAGGTTTATCTGCGGCAGAGGCTCAGTTTATTGCAGCAGATGCAGCCCAACTTGCCAATCAGGGGCTTTCAACAGCCCAAATATCCTCTACCCTGTCATACGCAGGGGTTCCAACTGGACTCGCAGAAACAGCCGCAACTTATGCTGGAATGGGACTGCCAGAGGCAGAGATTTATTCATACATAAACAACACGATACCGGTTTCAGAAGTTGGAAAGTCAGCTTCCAAAATTAGCACCACGGATGTGTTGAAAGCCGCAAACTCACTTAGTAGTTTAATGGGTGGACAGCAACAACCAACTGCAATCCCACAGGCGCAGCAAATGTCTCAACAAGCAACGCCGTCTGGGGTGGATTATTCTGGGGTGCTAAACCTACTTGCGTCCCGCCAACCACAAACCGGATTGCTAGGAACGCAGTACCAACCAGACGTACCAAACCTCACGACTTTGTTAGGGTAAATATATGGCTACACTTCAAGAACTTTTGGGCGGCGGTTTACCGCAAGGGTTATTGTCTCCGGCAGAGATGAAAGCAGCAGAGCAACGCGCACAAAACGCCTTGCTAACAAACCTTGGGTTTGCTCTGTTGCAATCCTCCCGTGGTCAACCTGGGCAGGGCAAGCCTAGCCTTGGACAGGTTATTGGTCAGGCTGGCCCAGTAGGGTTACAGGCTTACCAACAGTCGTTTGATAAGACGCTAGCAGACACTCTTAAGAACTTGCAGGTTCAGGATTTGTTAGCAAAGCGCAAACAATCTGAGGCTGGTCGTACCGCATTGCAACAGGCTTACGAAAGAATGTCTGGACTTACCCCGCAGGGTGCGCTTGCCATGCCAAGCGGTCAAGTTGGGCCAACGGTACAGAGAGCAGAAATGATTGGTCAGCGTCAACCCATGAGCCAACAAGAAGTATTAGGTTTGGCTATGAACCCCAATATCGACCCAGAGTCCGCTAAACGCATTTTAGACATAGCACAACTGTCCGCGCCTAAAGCTGGGCCTGGTGTAGTTGGTGAATACCAAGCTGCAATAGCGGGTGGGCTAATCCCAAAAGATACGACATTACAGCAATACATTAGCCAAGTTAAAAAGCCTTTAGTGCAGAACATTATTGGTGGGCAACAGGGTCTTGAAAACGAAATGAAGATTCGTTCCGCGTTTGCTAGCGAACCTGTTTACAAAGCCCGTCAAGAGATGCAGTCCGCATACGGTCAAATTACAGACTCTTTAAGACAAAGTTCCCCCGCAGGTGACTTGGCTGCCGCGACTAAGTTTATGAAACTTCTTGACCCAGGTTCGGTAGTTCGAGAGTCTGAACTTTATTTAGCCATGCAAGCCTCTGGCGCGTTAGACAGAATGGTGAATTACGCAAACCTAAGACTAAGCGGACAAAAACTAACACCAGACCAGCGCAAAGATTTTCAGTCTTTGGCAGACAAACTTTACTCAACAGCAACCAGCACATATAACCAAAAGCGTAACGAGTATGCTGGATTGGCAGAGGCTTATGGGTTAGACGTTAATCGCGCCGTTGGCGCTCCAGCAATACTTCCAGAGACAAAAGAACGGGCAGAGCCACGGCAAGCCCCATCAATGAGTACTCCTACCGTTCAAGAAATGATGCAAGGTGGAGTTATGGGTGGAATAACTGTTCGTCGCATAAAGGACTAATAAATGCCTACCTATGAAGTTGATATTCCAAATGTCGGCAAGTTTGAGGTCAAGTCCGACAGAGAACTATCAGAACAGGAAATAATTAGCCAAGTACAACTAAAAACTGGAAGCGAACAAACTGGTGGCGAAATAGGCCGCCAATTGGGTCTTACTGCTCGCGCCGGTCTTACTGGGGTTGCAGGATTACCTCTTATGTTTGGCGAGGGGTTAAATGCGTTGCTCAACACAATTGCTGGGCGCGAGGTTTTCCCGTCCCCAACAAGAGCCGCACAGCAGTTAATGACCCAAGCGGGGTTGCCAGAAGCGCAGACCGCTAGAGAACGGGTTGTGCAAGACATTGCCTCTGGTATGGCTGGCGTTGGCGGTACTGCCGCCATGCTTCGCCCTCTAGGACAAGCCGTTGCCCCTCTTACAGAACGCCTTGGTATGCAAACCGCAGGTGCTATTGGTGCTGCTGGTGCAGCCGGTATGGGCAGAGAAGAAGGTGCTGGCCCTCTAGGACAACTTGGACTAGCCGCTTTAGGTGGAACAATTGCACCAGGAACAATGGCTACTGCCGCAGGTCGCGGTGCGCGTGGTGCAGTAGAAACTGTGCGCCCATTTACAGAAGCCGGTAGGGAAGTAATTGCCGGTAATGTACTGCGCCAATTATCTGCTCAGCCAGAGGCCGCTATCACTAGCGCGTTAGCATACAAGCCGACAATTCCTGGCTACCGCCCGACAACCGCACAGGCTACACGCGATGTTGGTCTAGTAGCCGCAGAGACACCAATCCGCGCATTAGACGTTACGGGTAAGTTTGCGGCACAGACAAGCCAAGCAAATCAAGCCCGTACAAATATCCTTGACCGCATGGCTAAAGACAAGGAAGCACTAACAGGCGCAATCGCCAAGCGTGACGAGGTTGCAGACCCGTTGAGAGAATCGGCTTTTGCTCAAGCAACGGTTTCGCCAGAGGTTTTCCAATCTTCTGTTGCGTCAACAGTAGGAAAGTCAATTGACGACATTTTAGTCTCTGCTCCTGGAGCAAGAAAGCCGGTTAAAGACGCAATGGCATTTGCCAGCGACAGACTAAAAGATGGAACGACACCAGAAAGACTGTATGAGGTTCGTAAAGACCTTCGAGACGCGGCGCAAGGGCTTCTCAATAAAGAGGGGTCGGCTTACAACCTAGCCAAGAGCGAATTAGAAACGGTGATTCGGTCAATTGACGACGTACTAGAATCTTCTGCTCCGGGGTATAAAGATTATCTTAGCAAATACGCTGCATCTAGCCGTGGCATTGAACGCCTAGAGGCTGTTCAAGACTTTCGCAAGAGAGTCCTATCTACCACCCCAGACATCGGGCGTGTCGGAGACTTCTTGATTTCGCAACCCGCCTTTACCCGCGCCATTCGTTCGCTAGAAGATGACCCCAAACTTGGGGGATTATCTAGGACACAGTTTGGCGTATTGCAACGGGTTAGCAAAGATTTAGACGACGGGGTTCTTGCCCGCGCAGCTAAGTCTCCTGGCTCTGATACCTTCAAGAATATGTCTACCGCCAACGTAATTGGTGGGATTGTTGGCAAACAGATATTTGGCGAGACTAGCCCATTCTTAAACAAGGTGGCTGCGCCATTAAACTGGCTTTACAATGGCACAGACGATGCCATTCGTGAGGTGTTAGTAGACGCTATGCTTGACCCAAAGTTGGCGGCGAGACTTATGCAAAAAGCAACAACCACAACTATGGAACCGATTTCGCAAGAACTGCAACGCCGAGCAGTAAACCTCGGATATGGCTCAATTTTTGGATTGGAGTAAGAAATGCCTAAGAATAAGATTTCAGAATACTCAACGACCAACTCTGCTAACACAGACATAGAAAGCATTAACATCGACGAGGGGTGTCCCCCAAGTAGCATAAACAATGCTATCCGTGAGTTAATGGTTCACCTAAAAGAGTTCCAGACAGGCTCATCTGGTGACCCTCTGACGGTCGCTGGCGGTATGTTCATATCTGGGGGTGGGTCGGCTAACACCTTGACCGTGACGGGGATTCTGACGGCTTCTGGAGGCACGATTCTGTCCTCTACGAACACCTTGTCCGGCTCCAACATCATTTCCGGCAACATCAATTCCTCTGGGACTACAAACACGTTCTCCGGTGGGAATATCCTGTCAGGTACTAACACCATCTCTGGCTCGGCAATTATTTCCGGGAATATCAACTCGTCGGGAACCACAAATACATTCTCTGGCGGCAATATCCTGTCAGGTACAAATACGATTTCCGGGTCTGCGATTATCTCTGGGAACATCAACTCTAGCGGGACAAACACCTTCTCAGGGACGCAGGTTATCTCTGGTGGTTCTACCTTCTCGGGCGCAGCCAAGGGAAGCCTGGTAACGGACAACGACGGCAGCTTTGACATGACCGCAGGAAACAACTTTACCTGCACGCCTACGGGGTCGATTACGCTTACATTTACTAACATAACTAGCGGACAATCGGGTAACATTCTGCTAGTAAATGGTAGCAATTACACGGTATCTGCCCACACCAACACGAAGGTTGGAACTGGCGTGCTTACGGCACTATCGGCTACTGGGACGTACTGGGTGAGTTACTTCTCTAACGGAACCAATGTTTACATATCTGCGACAGGCGCGTTAGCATGAGCATAATTCAAGGTAATGCCCATACCTCTGCGGGGGGTTATCAGATAGAGCGCAGTCTGCGGTTTAACTTTGCGGATAGTACGTATCTGAATAGAACACCAGGCTCTGCTTCAAACCGTAAGACTTGGACTTGGAGTGGTTGGGTTAAGAGAAGTTCGTTAGGTAGTAATGACCCTCTTTTTGCCGCCAGCGCATCTAGCGATGACAATGGATATTTCAGCATAACTTTTAATTCATCCGAACAGATTTTGATACAAGGTTGGTCAACTAACTGGAGAGCCACTACTAGAGTATTCCGTGACCCGTCTGCTTGGTATCACATTGTTTGTACAGTTGACACTACACAAGCAACCGCAAATAATCGAATTCGTTTATACATCAACGGAGTTGAAGAAACAAGTTTTGGAACTCTAAATAACCCAAGTCAGAATGCAGACCTTGGTATAAATACTGCTGCAAGTCATCGTATAGGCAATAATCTTGGTGCTTCATACTTCAACGGCTACATAACCGAAGTAAACTTCATTGACGGTCAAGCCCTAACGCCATCTTCCTTTGGTCAAACCAACGCATCAACAGGCGTATGGGAGCCAATACCTTACACCGGCACATACGGCACTAACGGCTTTGAATTATCGTTTTCAGACAATAGCACTCTTGTTGATGTTGCAAGCGACAGCGCAACTGGGTCATTTAGTAAGCGACTTACAAGCGGCACTAACATCGGAGGAATGACTTCTAATGGTGGTCTTGCGGCAGCATTTAACGGTGCATTTAACAATGAGGCATCTTCTGCTGTTTCCTCAACTACTACAAGTGGATATGTAACAACGAATTCAGTTGGAAAAGATTGGGGTTCTGGAGTTACAAAAACCATCACGGCGTTTCAAATAAACAGCCCAACAAACGACGGTTTTATTGGCAATCAAGTTGCAGTTGGATTTAAATTACAAGGAAGTACGGATAATTTTTCAAGTAGCGTTGTTGATTTATATTCAGGAACAACACCAGCAGGATTCAATCAATCCGTTTTGGTAACAAGTGGAATCACAACTTCAACGGCTTATAGATACCATCGGATTGTAATAAATGGAAACGGCACAAACAATACTAGATTTGGGCAAGTCATGTTGTATGAAACCGGTAGTTTTGGTGTCAATCAATGGCAAACTAATAACTTCTCTGTAACCGCTGGTGCTGGCAATGACTCCTTAGTAGATTCGCCCACATCCTACGGAACCGATACTGGTGTTGGTGGTGAGGTGCGTGGGAATTACTGTACTTGGAATCCAATTGACCGTAGCGGGGCATCCCCAACAAACGGAAACCTTGAGATTGTTAATGATAGCGGTACCAAGCGAGTCACAATTCCGTTTCCCTCTAGCGGAAAATGGTATTGGGAGCAACTTGCTGGAAGCAATACAAACGTAGGTATTTGCGATGTAACTTCACCTGTTTCAACGCAACCGTTTTACTCAACAACTTATGCAAAGGCATATTACAACAACGGAACACTTTACACAGGTGGGGCAGGAAGTACTGGTTCTTGGGGAGCAACATATACATCAGGTGACATAATCGGCGGTTTATTTGATGCAACGGTTTCACCGCCGACTTTATCGTTCTACAAAAACAATGTTTTACAGGGTTCAACTATAACTCTTAATAGTGGCGTTGTTTATGCAATTGCCGCTGGTATTGGTGGAGCCGGGGTAGAAACATTAAATTGCGGTCAACGACCTTTTGCTTACACCGCTCCATCTGGTGCTAAGGCATTGTGTACAACTAATCTGCCTACGCCGACTATCGGTGCTACTAGCACTACACAGGCAAATGATTACTTTAATACGGTGTTGTACACGGGTAATGGGTCTACGCAAAGCATTACAGGGGTTGGATTCCAGCCTGATTGGGTGTGGGCTAAATCAAGAAGTAATGCCGCCAACCATCGTTTGTTTGATGCGGTTCGTGGTGCATCTAAAATCCTTTACTCAAGTCTTACAAACGCAGAGGCAACTGACGCAAGTGGCCTAACCTCTTTTGACACCAATGGTTTCAGTATTGGGTCAACTCAAGTTAATGACAGCGGTCAAACCTATGTAGCGTGGAATTGGAACGCTGGCGGCTCTAACGCTACCAACACCTCTGGCACCATAACCAGCACAGTCAGGGCGAATACGACTAGCGGGTTTTCGATTGTTACTTATACGGGTACTGGTGCTAACGCTACTGTTGGGCATGGTTTGGGTGTTGCGCCAAGTATGATTGTTATTAAAGAACGCGGTAATGCAGACAATTGGGCTGTTTATCATGTGTCTGTTGGCAATCAAAGACTTTTAAACCTTAACAGCACAAACGCCCAGTCAGGAACAAGTGCCGCTTATTGGAACAACACAACGCCAACATCTACTGTGTTCTCTGTCGGTACAGACAACAAGACAAATGGCAGTAATGCGGCTGGCATGATTTGCTACGCTTTTGCACCCGTGGCTGGCTATTCTGCCTTTGGTAGTTATGTGGGCAATGGTTCCTCGGATGGGCCTTTTGTGTTTTTGAACTTTCGCCCTAGATATGTGATGATGAAACGAACCGACAGCACATCTGATTGGGCTATTCATGATGCCGCTAGAAACACATACAACACAACAAATAGTCGGGTATGGGCAAATTCATCAAGCGCAGAAGTTACATCGACTTACGACATTGACTTTTTGTCAAACGGATTTAAGTTTAGAACTTCAAGCCATAATGAATCTGGTGGAACCTACATATATATGGCACTAGCGGAAAATCCTTTCAAATATTCCTTGGGGCGGTGATGGGCTTTCTAATTGACATGGTTGGGCAGAAACACGGCAGACTAACTGTCGTTGCCCGTGCGCCTAATCAAGAAACCCGTGCGGCGTGGAACTGTGTTTGTGAGTGCGGGAATAAGGTTGTGGTTGATGGCAAGAAACTACGCACAGGTCACACCAAGTCATGCGGATGCTATCGGACTGAGGTGTCGTGTCCAGCGCAGGGTAAAGCAAACACAAAGCATGGGCAGTCTTACACAAAAGGTTATCGTAGATTCCACTCAAGATTGCGTGAGATTGCAGAGATTCGTCAAAGACCAAAGTGGGCAGACATGGCAAAGATTCGTGAGATATATGTCAACCGCCCAGAGGATTGTCATGTAGACCATATTGTTCCTTTGCGAGGAAGGAATGTTTGTGGGCTTCATGTTGAATACAATTTGCAATATCTTCCAATCAAGGAAAATATGAAAAAGCACAACACTTACAAAGGAGTAGATTCATGGCATTCCTCTTAAACGGCAACCCTGTAAACATTGATTCCGAAATAACCATAAATTCGATACGCTATCCACACCTGCGTGACCCAGCCCTGCGTGAGCAGTTAGGCGTGACTGAGGTAGCAGACGCACCTGCCTATGACCAAAGATTTTTCTGGTCGCCTGATAATCCTAAACTCCTGAATGACCGTGAGGAGTCTGACGAGCAGGGCAACCCCATGTACGTTCAGGTCTTGGGCGTGGTCAATGGCGAACCTGCAATGGTTGACTCAGCAGAGCGTCTAGTAACCAAGGGACTTAAGAGCCAATGGACTGCCCAGGTCAAGACCACGGCTGGTTCTATGCTTGCCCAGACCGATTGGATGGTAGTCCGTAAGGCAGAGCGCAATGTAGACATCCCGGCATCGGTGGTCGCAAAGCGTGCGGCTATTGTGGCTGAGTGCGACAGGCTAGAGGCTGCGATTGCGGCTTGCACGACTGTCGAGGCTCTGATTGCGGTAATTGGCAACCAAGGATGGCCCGCATAATGTCAACAATCGTAGAGGTCAAAGGCCAACTTGACACCCACGAAGCTGTCTGTGCTGAACGCTATCTTGGGATAAACGCTAGACTTAAGCGCCTGGAGCATATCCTGATTGGCTCTGCCGCTTTCATAATCGCCCTACTGCTAAGCCTAGTCGTTAAATGACCACCATCGCTGCCAGAGCGTCTACGGGAGAAATTGCCGCAGATTCGATGGTCAGCGGTGATGACTCCTTCTACCTCGTAGAGAAGCTCCGTAAGGGACAAGAGAGCATCTACGGGGGTTGCGGAGATTGGGATAAACTATTAAAGTTCTACAATTCGTTGGAGTCTGGGGCAGACCTAGACTCGGATACGGATGTGACCGTTCTCGAACTCAGAAGTGATGGCATTTGGATTT